CAACAGCAGACAGCAAGGCTAAAACTTATTATCAAAATGAGCCGCCAGCAACAGCAGAAGATGGCGATCTTTGGTTTGACCTTGACGCAGGCAATAGATTATATCGTTGGGATGGAAGCCTTGAAACGCCAGCTTGGGTTAGTGCTAGAGACACTGGTATATCTGGAAATGCGACAGCAATTAGCGGCCTTGATACTAGAGTGACTCAGAACGAAGACGACATTACTTCTCAAGCAACAGCATTTACAACCTTATCGACTACAGTTGATGGGCATACTACCTCAATAAGCGAGAACATAACCTCGATTGATGGGATAAAGGCCCAGTACACGGTAACGATTGATGACAACGGCCACATATCAGGCTTCGGCCTTGTGTCTGACATTATTGACGAAGAAGCTACTTCTGCGTTTATTGTTAATGCCGACCAGTTTGCAGTTGGCGGCACTGGTACTTTGGGCGATGAATACCCGTTTGTTGTTTACACGACAGAGCAAACAGTCAGTAAAAACGGCACTAATTACACGATACCTGCGGGCATTTATATTAAAGACGCATTCATTCAGAACGCGGCCATCGAAGCGGCGCAGATTCAGAATGCAGCAATCACAAACGCAAAAATCAAAGACGGCGAAATAACAAACGCCAAGATTGGCAATTTAGAAGTAGATACTGCAAAGATAGCAAACGGCGCGATTACGAATAGGTACGCGGCTTATACCGATGGCTCGGTGGTTGTGGATAGCGCAACGTATGTTAAGGTTCAAGAGTTATCAAGCATTGATTTTGACGGAGGCACGGTAAGTATTTTGTTTAACTGTAGCCTTGACGATGCTTTAAGCAATCGCTTTGACATTCGCTTATCTGAAGAATCGCAAAGGGAATATACCGCAGGCTCCATGATATTTACTCAAGTATTTAGCGGTTTTGCTTCTTATTCGTTTTTCCCGCAAATGATAACTCTAGCCTTAACGATTCAGCCAGCGGCGGGCACTTACGATATTGAGGTTTATTCGAAACGAGCGGATACAGCGGCAACAAGTTTGGATCACATTGTCGCTCAACGATTCTTGCAGGCCATTGAGACTAAGAAATGATTTACGCTATTTATGACGACAAAGGGCAGATTGTCAAAAGCATTGATTGCCCACCTGAACACATAGAGCGGCATGTAAAGGCAGGTCAAGGCTATTTGCAAACAGCGGCTCACGATGGCACGCACTATGTCGAGAATGGCAAGTTAATCGCAATGCCTGCCAAGCCATCGAATAAGCATGTGTTTGACTATGACTCGAAAGAATGGGTTGAAATTAAACCACAAACAGCCGAAGACGTATTACAGAAAATCAGGGAGCAGCGAAACATGCTGCTTTTGCAATCAGACTGGACACAGTTACCTGACTCACCTTTAAGTGATAGCAAGAAGCAGGAATGGCGAGACTATCGGCAGGCGTTGAGAGACTTTCCAGAATTAGGCTCTAATGAATGGCCAGAGCCGCCAATGTGAAAACATGTGATAGCGTGTTAAAATCAACGTAATTATTTGAAAGGTACAAGCAATGTCAAAAATTAGCGAATTATCAGATGGCGGTGCAATCCAGAGCGGCGACACACTCATAGCCGTTCGCTCAGGTGGTAACGTAAAGGTTACTTACGGCGGCACAACGACTGCGAATATAGACGGCGGCACAATTGACGGCACGGTTATTGGTGGTTCTTCTGCGGCGGCTGGTACGTTTACAAGCATTACGGGTACGAGTGCTAACATTAACGGCACAGTGACTGCTGATGGGCTTGTTGTAGGCGATAATCAATGGATTTATGCAGGTAATGGAGCAGATTTAAAGATAGGACACGATGGCACAGATAATATTATTAGGGCGCAAGGTAGTCCACTTTACATAGATGCTAACGGAACTACCTTTAGAGGTTACAGCCCATACACGAAGCACATGGATATAGCCTCCAACGGCGACATCAGCTTCTACGAAGACACGGGCACAACGGCCAAGTTCTTCTGGGACGCGAGTGCTGAGTCGCTGGGTATTGGTACTACGAGTCCTGCGGGTGCTTTGCAGGTCTATACGGCCACTACTAACGGCCAGTTGTTCTTAACTTCACCCGATACAGGCCAAGCTCAACTTAGTTTCGGCGGCACTACTGATCCGGATGGTGGTTACATACGTTATTCCGATAGTTCGGATTGGATGGCTTTTGCAACGCAGACCACAGAACGCATGCGCATAGACTCATCAGGCAATGTTGGTATTGGTACGAGTAGTCCTAGTGCTGCCTTAGATGTAGTAGGTGAAGCCACGGTAGGCAACGGTACATACGGCATTAAGCTATCCTATTCGGCAGGTAGTACAGCAGGAGTTATTGACACTGCTGATAGTGCAACAAACCTATCAGTACGTACTGGTGGCACAGAACGCGCAAGGCTGGACTCATCAGGCAACTGGTTGGTGGGGAAGACTTCAGCTGATTACACAACCGCAGGTGTTATGGTTGAAGGTGACGGGACTGTCTCTAGTGTAAAATCTGGAGTAACAGGCGTATTTAACCGTTTAACATCTGACGGTGACATTGTTCAGTTCCGCAAAGACGGCACAACCGTGGGGAGTATTGGCGTAAATACTGATCGACCATATTTTACAAGAGTAGAGGGCGGCTTTAGTTTAAGCAGTAGTGGGCATTTCATTCCTGCTACTTCAGATGGCAGTGTATCTGACAATGCTAGAGATTTAGGTTTATCAGTTGCAAGATGGAAAGACCTCTACCTATCAGGCGGTGTATACCTCGGCGGTACTGGTGCGGCTAATCTGCTAGATGACTATGAGGAGGGTACGTTTGACGCTGAGTTTGCAGATGCAGAAACGGGAGGAAATACGGCTAGTATTGTAACTATAGGTGGGACGTATGTAAAAATTGGAAGCCTTGTTACAATAAATATTTATATGCTAAATATTGACACTACAGGCTTAACATCTACCAACCCTATTTTTATAAGAAACTTGCCTTTTGTTGCTGCTGGCGGCGAAACAGGAGTTTGGACAGGTTCTATGTTCTCAGACCGTCTTACGTTTACTGATATGTCGGCTCCTTACGTTTTTAACGGCAAGTCTTTTTTTAAAATAATGGATATTACTTCAGGCGGTGCTGATTCTGAACTTTTAGTTTCGTCAGTAACATCAGGAAGTGCTGATTTATATTTTTCAATATCATACCGTGCTTAATTATCTCAAGTGGACTCTTGAGACGGACTAAAGGAGAAACACAATGGCATTAACTAAAGAAACAGTAGCAGACAAGATCGAAGTAGTAGACACAGGCGAAAGCACTGTTGTACAAGTACGCACGGCTACACGTATCGTTGAGGACGGAGAAGTAATCTCTAGCTCTTATCATCGTCACGTGATTAATGCAGGCGATGACTACTCACAAGAACCTGCTAACGTACAAGCTATCTGCGCCGCAGTATTTGGAGCATAACCATGTGGACTATCAAACTACTTGAATACACAAACAATGACGACAAGGCAGTCCTAGTAGCACACTGGGGCTGTGAGCTTGTAGATGGCGATTACAGCGCCTCTAGCTATGGCACTTGTGGCTTCAGCCCAGACCCTTCAGACCCTTCTTATATCCCTTATGAGAGCCTCACAGAAGCTGACGTACTAGCATGGGTCTATGAGTCTGTAGACAAGGACGCTACTGAGGCGGCACTGGCGGCTAACATTGAAGAGCAAAAGGCTCCAAAGACCGTTGTAGGTACACCGTGGTAAAGCAAGCACTCAAGTCTAGGACTGTGCAGTTTGGCGTAGCTTTAGCTTGCTTGTCAGTTCTCCAAGGCTTTGTAGGCTTTATCCCTGCAAGCCCTGCGGTACAGGCTGTGATAGGCTGTGGTATTGCCAGCGGTATTGTAATCCTACGTTTTATGACAACCATGCCAGTCAGTGAGAGATAATCATGGAACAGTCCTTTATCAATATGCTCGCTGGAGCAGTCTCAGTCTTGTTCGGTTGGATACTTAAGACCGTGTGGGACGCTGTCAAAGACCTGCAACACGCCGATGATGAGCTAGTTGATAAGGTCAATCGCATTGAAGTCTTGGTGGCTGGCGAGTACGTTAAGCGCGAAGACTTCAGAGCAGACATGGACAGGTTGTTTGATAAGCTAGATTTAATTGATAAGAAGCTAGACAGCAAGGCTGACAAATGATTGCAGAGCTTGCCGCGTTCAATGCTGCCTACTCAGTAGTTAAAGAGTTCGTAGCAAACGGCAAAGACTTAACCGACTGCTTTGGTTTCATCGGTCAGATGACTACAGCCAAAGAAGACCTTAAGTTACGGCAAGCAAAGAAGAATGGCTTTACGAGTGACGCTGAGGAATTCGCCGCACTGGAACAGATGAAGAAAGCCGAAGACGATCTTCGAGAATTGATGCAGTATTACGGTAGAGCAGGTTTATGGGACGACTTTGTAAAGTTCCAAGCCGAAGCTCGGAAGGCTAGACTTTTAGAGCGCAACGAGAGAATCAAGAAGATCAACCAGCGCTGGCAGTATGCGAGCATCATAGTCGCTGGCGGGATAGGTCTTATTGGTATGTATGCTATCTTTGTAGTAGCCAGCGCAGTATTAGGGGGTTGATATGTGGCAAGCATTAATCGGGCCAATAGCTCAAATCGGCAAGCAGTGGCTAGAGAACAAGCAGGAAAAGTCACTGGCTAAACACCAATCGGAACTAAAGCGCATCGAGCAGGAAGGCGCTGCCGAAACTTCACTTATTGCTCAGATGGCGACAAGCTGGAAAGACGAGTATTGGACTTTGGTTGTATCAACTCCAGTCCTTGCCATTATGTACGGTGTGGCGACTGATAACGATAAGATCATTAAGCGGGTACACGAAGGCATGAGCGCATTGGAAGCTATGCCAACGTGGTTCCAGTTTATTCTAGGTGTGGCAGTTTTAACTTCGTTTGGCGTTAAGGTAAAAAACAATATCTTTGGAGGCAAATAATGTCTTACGAGTTTGACACAAACAACACAATAAGCCCTTTGATAGATATTGCGCGAGGTTATTACCGTGAAATGCGCCCTATTAACCTTTTTGGCTTCAACCGCACCATTGGCACTACTTTTGAAAGTATTTTTAACAACGGCGGCGGCACTTATCCTTTCTTGGCTTCTGCTTCTGTTTTATCTTGCGTTAGCTCTAGTGCTAGTGATACCGCGGGCTTATATATCGAAGGTCTGGATGCAAATTACAACCCTATATCGGAAACTTTAACACTTAGCGGCACAACGCCTGTAAGCACTTCTCAGGCATTTTATAGAATCAATAGGTGTCGCATGGCCACAACGACTAACGTGGGCAATATCAGCGTTAAAGTAAGCACAAATACATTAGCGTATATTGAGGCTGGCACAGGTGTTCACCAAGCAGTGGTTTACAGTGTGCCTGCAAACTCAAAGCTATATATTACTGCCGTCTCATTTGCTTCTGGCACGGTTAACCCCAATAAGTATTTAACGGGTATTGCTAGAATGATTTTGCCTAACGGATTGGTTCAGCGATTCTGGCAATCAACTTGGGCGGTTGGCTTTCTGCAATTTGCTATACCAATGCCGTTTATCATTCCTGAAAAAACAGACTTTGAATTTCAGGTAAAAAGCTCAAGCGGAGAAAACGAAATTGACTGCTACTTGGCAGCGTTCCTAGAGACTGACGGCTGGTTAGTCGATCAAATTAACAGGGTTTGGGAATGAAACGCTTAATTGAAATGCTCAAGAGGCATGAAGGGCTAAGACTTAAACCTTACAAGTGTACTGCTGGCAAATTAAGCATAGGCTATGGCCGCAACCTCGAAGACATGGGCATTAGCGAAGTCGAGGCCATGGTTATGCTTCGCAATGACATAGAGCAATGCTATGAAGAATTAAGCGTATTCTCTTGGTTTGAAGACCTAGACCAAGTGAGGCAGGAAGCCTTAATAAACATGCTGTATAACTTAGGTCTGCCAACATTCCTGCA